TCACATCTGGTCACAGGAATACAACAGGCCGATGTTCAAGATTGTCAAAACAGAAGACGTACCCTCTGACAGGTCGTTTCGTAATGCTTGGAGGATCGCAGCATGAGTACAATTAAAGTAGACACAGTACAAAGTAGTGCAGGTGTTATTAAGCCGTTGCCCCAAGTAACATGCCAAGTGAACCAGCTATCTACGCAGAACGTTGTAGGTAGCGTAGGTGTATCTTCGATTACAGACACAGGTACAGGCATAACAACTGCTAGTTTTTCGTCTGCCTTTTCAAGCGTAGCTTACACTTCGACAACTGCCGCTGGCGCTGGACCATCAAACTCAGGTTCAGGTCTTCGTTGGTGTTCTCTTGGGGCTGGTACATCTTATGGCGGGACAGTGTACACAACCACACAAGTCAATTTCATCTGTACGTCCAGCTCCTCAGCCCGAATTGATGTCCAATACGCCATGATTACCTGCATCCCAACGTAAACTACGGAGAAACCCAATGACACAGATTTTCATTA